ATGGTCTTGCGGGACATGAGCAATCCAGGTAACAATATGATGTCTTTTATTTCATCAGGAGAAATAGTATGAAAATTATACCAAAGGGGTCGAATTATGTTCCGGCGGTATCTAGTCATACTTTAAAATGCCAAATGACCAATATGATGTATAATGATATAGGATTTAGATTCTTTGATAAAGGAAATTCATTCTTTGACTATGATATGCAATTAATAAATGCATATGATATATCATCGTCAGAAAAAGATAATAATCATCGGTCCAGAATGAATTATCCTGATGATATGGTATTGATAGGAGATAGTGGCGGTTTTCAAATAATGATGGCAAATAAAAAAGGTACTAGTATAAATATAGATCCTATAAAAATACTTAGATGGATGGAAAATAATGCAGACATCGGAATGAATTTAGATAGCCCGCCCACCGATAATTTTGAATATTCTTTAAGGACATCTATTCAAAATTTTGAATTATTTCAAAATAATAGAGAAAATTATATATTTAAGCTGTATAATATATTGCATGGAAAATCATATAATGACATAATAACTTGGTATTCTCATGTAAAAGATTTCGATTTTGATGGGTGGGCAATAGGAATTCGGCCTCATACGAATACTTATTTAAAGATATTATCATTTTTATATCTATTGGAACATGGAGAAGAGTCGATATACCAAAATACTCATTTTTTCGGAATAAGTTCCATGGATAACATGATCGCACTAAGTATGTTAAGTAAAAAATTTGATCTGTCTTTAACATTTGATAGTAGCACGTGGGCTACTGGATATAGATTTTCAGATTATTACTTTCCATTGGATGTTAGGCATAAATCTAGATTAGGACAAACAAAAAATTCTATGAAAAGTTTGCCATGCGATTGTCCAGTATGCCAATCCACTGACATAAAAGAAATATATAAATATGACACAATGTCCCCATCATTAATATCATATCATAATTTATATCAATTCATAGAAACCAATAGAATGATAAATGCATTGGCAGATGATATGCAAGCTTTAATCCAATACGGGAAATCAGTAAACGAAAATATATTAATATCAGATATAGTCAATATATTAAATGATTTTGATAATTATAATACAGAATATATATATAGTAAATATAAGAAATTATTTGTTCCAAAACCAGAAAATAGAATCAAACCAACTAATTTATTTAGGAGTTGGTAGAAATGAAAACAATTCCGAAAGGTTCGAATTATGTTCCCGCAATTTGTAACCACACGATGTATCATTGGTTGCGACATCAAGAATTTGCCGGCAGAAATTTTGAATTCTTTAATCCTGGAAAATCATTCTTTGATTATAATATAATTCTCCAAAATGCATACTATAGATTATCATACGAAGAAGATTATGAACATCGAAGTCGCATGAAGTATCCCGATGATACTATAATATTGGGAGACAGTGGCGGCTTTCAGATGATGACATTCGAAAAGAAAGGCAAACCAGTTGATCTAAATGCGATTCAAATACTTAGATGGCTGGAACGAAATTCTGATATCGGTATGAACTTGGATGTACCTCCTAGTTTTATGGATTTTGATGCGGCTTTGTCAGAATCATGCCGGAATTTTAAAATATTCGAAGAAAATAGACAAAATTATGACTTTAAATTATACAATGTTTTGCATGGAAAGACATATGATCAGATAGATCAATGGTATCATGCAGTGAAAGATTTTAGTTTCGACGGATGGGCATTAGGTATTCATCCCAGTACTAACGTATACTTGAAACTAGTGGCCTATCTATATTTGATAGAAAGGGGAGAAGAATCCGTGCTGAATAATTGTCACTTCTTCGGAGTGAGTGCCCCTGCTAATATGATATCATTATCTATGTTGGCAAACAAATATGATTCTGCTCTTACCTTCGATAGCAGCAGTTGGGCAAAAGGCTACCAGTTTATGTCGTATGGATTTCCGCTTGATATTAAGAAATTCGTTAGCTTGGGAGAAAAATCCAGCGATCATTCTATGATTGGTATGCCATGTGATTGTCCAGTATGTTCCAGTATGAATATAGGAGATATTTATAATTATACTCCAATTACATCACTTTTGGTCAGCTTCCACAACTTATATCAATATTTGGAAGTCAACCGCATGATAGAATGCTTTGTAGATGATATGGAAGTCTTGCCAGAATATGCGAAAGCACTGGGAGAAAAAGATCTTATCCAGAATGTAACTAGTATATTCGATGATTTTGATAAACATGGATCAAGATATGTTTATGATCATTATCATGATTTATTTGTTAAACCTAATAATAATAGTTTTGAAAGCAATTTATTTGGATGGCAAAACCTTTAAATACCAAGAGAATAACATTTGAATATAATCTTTTTTGAATCGAATTTAAGGAGAAGAAAATAATGACTGAACTACAACAGAAAGTAACCTTCGATGCAGCACACCGGTTATTTGGATATTCGGGAAGTTGCAATATGTGCCATGGTCACTCATGGTCTGTTTGCATAACGATAGATTCTGATAATCCATTAGATCAGTGCGGCATGTTGTTGGATTACAGAAGAATCAAAGAATACTTCAAACAAAAGTGGGATCATCGAGCAATCTTTAATAGCGAGGATCCATTAGTACCGGTATTCGAAAAGATGGGATTGGCAGTAACAAAAATGGATGAAAAGAATCCAACTGCTGAAAATATAGCAAAAGAAATACTTCGGGATATATCAATTATGGCAAACCTTCATAATGATGATTGGATAGAAGTAACTGTAAAAGAATCCGAAGACAATTATGCAAAGGAATCAGCATGAGCGAAGACTGTTGCGAAGTTCCTAGCCAGATTGGATTATATTTTCCAATAGAATTATTCGATGATGAAGCAAGAATGAATACTCCTGACCGGATTCGTCGCATGATGGATGAATTCAAATCATGGCGAGATTGGGATGAATTGGAACACGGAAAAGGCATATTTCCAGCCCTTAGTGATGATTTAATTATGGTAAAAGATATAGAATTCACATCATTTTGTAACCATCATTTGATGCAATTTTCGGGAACTGCCGCTGTTGCTTACATTCCATCGACTCATATTGTGGGGCTTAGTAAAGTAGCAAGAACTGTTCGGAAATTTGCTTCTAGACCACAACTTCAAGAAAATATGACAGCTCAAATAGCCGATTATCTTATGAATTGGATACCAGGGGTTCGGGGAGTCATGGTGAAGGTAAATGCTCATCATACTTGTATGACTGTACGGGGAGCAAGGATACCGGGAATTACCGAAAGTTCTGCTGTTCGTGGCATATTTAAAGAAAATTCTAGTCTCAAATCGGAAACATTGGAGCTATTAAAATGAAGTCTCTTTTGATATATTCCGGTGGTATGGATTCTGCCACTCTTCTTTGGAAGCTATACAGCGACGGTTATGATGTCGAAGCTATAACCTTTGATTATGGCCAAAGACATCGGCAAGAAATAGAATACGCCCAGAAGATGATAAAGTTCATGAAAGAGGATCCTGACCTCGGTATTGATATCCGACATGATATAGTTGATGTCAGACCGGTGTTCAAGTATATAGATTCCAGCGCGTTGACTAATCCTGATATCGAAGTTCCGGAATGTGGTTACACTGATGAATCTGCCAAGATAACAGTAGTTCCTAATAGGAATCAAATTCTGTTATCGATAGCAGTCGGAATAGCTGCTGCCAGGGGCATTGATTCCGTGATGTATGCGGCGCATAGCGGAGATCATTCTTTATATCCGGATTGCCGTCCTGAATTCCTGGAATCACTGAATGAAACAACCAGAATTTCAACATTATGGCATCCTGTTAGAATAGAAGCACCTTTCATTCATCTAACCAAGGGCGATATTGTCAAGATTGGTTTGGAATTGGGTGTGCCATATGAGCTTACCAGGTCATGTTATAATGCTGGACAATCATGTGGTGTCTGTCCGACTTGTATAGAAAGAATGGAAGCATTTACCATCAATGGAATGACAGATCCAATAATGTATTTATCCCATTGAATATTTCTTTTTTATATTTTTTTATTATAATCGAATTCTAAGGTCCGAAATCTATTTATAGATCTAATGATAATCCACATATCATATGAAAAGAGGGAGATGAGATCGATGTATACCTTGGTAATAGGAAATATGCAAGAAGAATTTAGTGAGCTTGATGAAGCTATGAACAACTGTTTTGAAATATTTGAAAGGGCAGATTTTTCCGGATGGAATGAATCAGAATCCGTTTGTTGGATGGATATCTTCCTGGATAATAATAGTCAAATAACAGTTGGGAAAATAATAGAATCATAGGAAGGATAAGAAAGATATCTGATTTTTTTGAACCAAAGAATTGGCGACATTCAATAATCAAGGGGGCATCATGAAAATCAATGAACTGTACAGTGAAGATGGTACGGTTACATATGTTACTAATAGTCTTCCATTAGTATATGGAACTATTAAGTATCATGGTTATTATGGAGATAATTATCCTTATTATGCAATGTGTATTTTTATCCCTTCATCACATGGAAAAATATTGAAAATATATCAATCGTCGAATACTCGATTATTCGGAGAAAGATTATGGAATACATGGGGCAGTGGTATACGTAAACCGGGATTTCGACATGTTCAACAAAGTACCTATTCATCGTATTCGGAACGTGACATAGAACGAGAGTTTCGCATACTGTATAGAGTATATATTATAAATAGAATTAAAAGACGCATTGTTAGAATATTTAATAGAATAAAATCGATATCAATCCATGGGAAGTGATCTTATGCATATAATAGGAACTTCGGGAAACAAGGTCATAGTTCTTGAAACCAAGCCAGCAGTATATTATTATGTTTCGAATAGTTTGCTTGCCATTCCTGGCAAGGGTCATATTCTTCCACAATTCATGGATAAAAATACGATTATAGGGGATACCCGATTAAACTTCGATTGGGGGTGGTCCCGGCGGATGGCAGATGGAATAAATATGCAAAATTATCGTGGGTGGTATATGTTTTGTGGTATGGACGAAGGAATCGAAATTTTATCCAGAATAAAACGTATATATGATCGGAACACAAAAAGGAGATGAATAATTTGCATACTATTGGAACCGGAAAGAATGAAATTATTATTTTAGAGACTAAGCCACCAGTGCTTTATTTAGTTTATCAGAGATTATTGGCAATTCCAGCTGATCCGACTTATAATTACAGTCGTATTTTATCGTGTTTCATGAACGGTGCGGTCAGAATAGGCGAAAGGTATCTTACCGAAGAATGGGGATGGAAAGCCGGAATCGAACATAATATGAATCTAACAGGATATAACGCATGGTTCATTACTGATGCATGTATTCACAATACTGACACTATTAGGGATCATGGGAAAGATTTATTACAGATGATAAAAGACGTATATGATCAAAATACCAAAAGGAAATGAAATGAATTATCTTGATGTATATCGTCTTAAATTAGTCCATTTGAAGTTGATGGCAATTAAGAAATTGCGGCGATATGGTATAATACGCATGAACTTATTAGACATGGAAGGAAATAAAAAATCCGAAATCATCATGAAAGTGATTGGATCCAAAATAATCGTATTGCATGAAAACAATATAATTAAATATGATGATATGAACACAGCTTGGGAATATTACCAAAATTTGATATATGAAGAATTTCCAGAAGAAAGGGGTGACTAATTTGCATATTATTGGAACCGGAAAGAATGAAATCATGATACTTGATGAGGTTAGACCTCCTGTACTGTATTTATTGCATGAACATATATTGGCTATTCCTGCCGATCCCATGTACGATAATCAACACATTTTATCGTGTTTTATTGATACTAATGAATATATAGACGGTTTTCCGATGGATGAACAATGGGGATGGAGACCTTCGCGAATATATACCGTTAATTTATCAGGATTTAAGTGTTGGCATATATATGATCGTCATTATGGAACCCCATATGAATATGGATTATATGAATTACGAAAAATAGAAGAAATATATAAAAGAAATATTGAAAAGAGGACGAAAAGAGGATATTGAATTATGATTTATTTAAAAATTTGGAGCACATTGATTTGCTGACTTTATCAATAAAATCAAGAGTATAAATTATTTTTCACCAAAAGATTTAAATACTAGAACTTTGATTTTGTTTTTATTATAAATTTTTTGGAGTATTATTTTAATGGAAGCAAATTATCGTGACATAAGAATCTGGTTTGGGAGGTTTTTTTCGACTTGCAAAATTTGCGGACAGTTGATGAATGATATAAATACATATCATAGGAAGGATACTAGAAATCGATTGCATTCATATTGTAAACAGTGTTATATACAAATTCAGAAAGATCGCAACGATAAAAACGTAAAAGTCAAGAATCCTGTTTATTTGATTAATGATTTTGATCAGATAATAATATTCGATGATTATAAGGATCGCCAGAAATATATCAAGGAAAGAAAAACCATGGCAAAATTTGGATACATTCAACAAGGGTATAGCAGTATTGTTGGGTGCACTGAAATAAATTCCCATGGTGATATTATACGATGCGATCAATGCGGCGGAACTTTATTATATGATGACCATGGTGATCTAGTGTGCCAATCATGCAATTTAATTTGTGATGAAATAGGTCCAATGCAATTAGAACGGAACTTAGATTTTGATACAGTTCCGAAACATAAATTCGATACCAAAGAAAGCAACAAATCCGAAAGCGATCTTCATTACATAGATGACGGATGTTTTGATTTTTATTATAGTAGAGCATATTCTAAATATTCCAGAAAATAGATAAGATAGGTAGTGTGATTTAATTGGAAATTAGTCAGGAAAATTTTGAATCATTCAAGAATGAATTTATGGAACTTGTTAATAAACGTCTTGATGAATTCATGGAAGAGTTTGTGACGGCATGTAGTCAAGGTCCAGAAGACGAAGAATGCAGTTGTGATGAATGCGCAGAACCCGAAGGCATCGAAAATCCTGCCAGATATATATTGTTTTCAGGTGGTCAAAAATATTTTGCGACCGAAGTTAAACCAAATGCATTTGCAGGAATTGATTTTTATCTTCATGAAATCGATCCCAAAACCGGAAAAGAATATAATTCAAAAGGAACTATAACTTCAGCGGATGTCGTTATTGTAGATTTGAATCCCGACATGACATTGGAAACATTTTCTGCTATCAAACAGCAAACCTTAGATTATGTAATTCAAAAAGCGGAAGAAGCCAAAGCAGTAGCAACGGCAGAAAATCGAAGTGTCGTAACTGCCCGAGATAATATTAATGTTGTTAATAGTTACGGATAAGATACCATGAACGAGTGCAAACAAGATATCCAGTCATATACTGAATGGATCCTGGAATTAATGGACGAAGAGGAAATAATGGATCCATATCGAGATTTTAGTAGTGATTCTAGTTATGAAAATACAGTAAATATGGATTTGGATATCAGAATCGAAGTACTGAACGGTATCATAGTTCATAAAATGAAGGTTGGAAAAGGTCACAAATCCAACCCCATTTATTTAATAAAATTGGTAGATAATTTGATAAAAAGATGTGAAATGGCAGAAAGACAGGACTTGATTGATAAATTATGTGGTATGAAATGCAGTTTGGAAGGTATTTGAAATGGCGACCCCAAATATAATTAGTCCGGAAGCAAAACAATATATTATTGATCATTGTACGCTAACTGCCGAAGAATTGAAAAAAATAATTCATGATAAGTATCAAGTTGATGTAAGTGGGGCTGCCATTTCTGAGCATCTAAAAGTTGCCAGAAAGAAGGCGGAAGAAAGAACCCGGACAGCAGATGCTCATCTTTCGCTAACAATAGCCGAGCGCGTTAATAATTATGCTCCCAAGATTTTGGCTCGGTATGAAAAAGAACTAGAAAGAATCGAAAGAATTTTGGACGGCAAGGATACCGAATTTGTTTTGGAAGTCGGGGATGACGGAACTCGTAACAAATTCTGGCATGATAAATATGTCAAACTCTATAATGAACTTAGTAAGAATTATTTGGCACTGAGACCACCAATATCAACCGTCAGAATCGAAAGTATGGTAGATCCTGATGTCGCCATGATGGATACTTGGACCGATGACCAAATGGAAGCTTATGAAAAATTCTTGAAGACATTGAAACCAGACAAGGATGATTAGGTGGAATTCATAGCTGATATTATTATAAATACCATTTATTTTTTATTCGGTTGGGATTGTGCTGGTTCCCGGGACCGAGATTTTTATAATTATTGGGATAGAAAATCCAGAGAACATAAAAACAAAAGGTGATAAATATAATGAGTGATATATTTTCCGGAATATCTCTATTTCAGATAGTAGTTGCATACCTGGTTTACAGGAGTTCTAAATACAGAATCATGGAACATAAGGAACTCTGGATAGTGCTTTCATTCTTTGTTCCGGTATTGGGTGCTATTCTTTATTGGATATTCAAGGGTCCTAAATACGAAAGTGATTGGTTGGTATGAAATATATATTATCTAAAAAATCGGGGCAAATGTATCTAACTGAATATGATATATTTAAATTAAATTATAATTGTCCAGCTTCCGAAAAAACAGGGGAAGGTAAAGGATCTTGTGGTGGGGATAATGATAGTTCCGAAGATCGTATGGTAACTGTCGACAAAATAGAAGTCGATGCCATGAACGGAAAATTTGGGGACAAAGGATCTTTGGTTATAATGACAACTCGTGCCCTTAGAAGCATGATAGCTGGCAAAAGTTTTAATTCGTCCGTTAAGGGATCTGATATCAATGGTTTGATTTCAATTATTGTTTCTAAAAATCCGAAATCAGTTAAAGATGCTGTGACCATAGCTCGCAAAGTTTCTCCTAAATCATACTTCGAAAAAGATAATATACCAGAGGACAGAATAAAGAAATCTCCAGTCCCGGGATCGAAAGTCGGACCATTATCTTCTCCGAAATCACTCACTGCATCACAAAAAGACAAACTAACTAAATTGGGAGTTAATCCTTCCAAATATAAGGTAGCAAGAATCGATAATGGAAGCGGAAAACAAATTCCAATTATTGCTCCAATAACCATGTTTGAAGACAAAAAAATTCAAAATGTTACCGAAAATATTCCCAGTGGATTGATGACGAAAGTTTCCAGCATTACTTTTTCTGATGGAAGAAATTCGGACGATTCTAGTTGGTCAGAAAGATTTGGCAGAAAATTTACATCCGGTGGAAATTGTAATCGCCATAAAGGAATCGTTACTTTGTTTGGTAGTGATATGAAGAGCGTGAATTCTCTGAAACAAATTTTATATCACGAATTGGGACATACTCTTGACAAAAGCAATAAATTATCATACAGTAAAGAATATGGTGATGCTGTCAGAGAAGATACCAAAAATGGACATAGTTATGCATCATTCGGTGGCATGGGATTCGTTTCTGAATATGCGAAAGCATCAGCGGAAGTATATGCTAAATTAGACCAAAAAAGGGATCAACGGTGCGAAGATTTTGCAGATGCGACAGAAATGTATATAAATAGACCGGAAACTTTTAGTGTTCAGTATCCTGCTAGATATAAATATTTTAAAAAATTATTTGGTGATTGATTATGCCTTCAGAAAAATTTATATTTTTTGATTCCAATTACAAAATCGTAGATGATGTAAAAGATGCATCATATTTTAATAGAATAGTCGTT